CTGTAACGTCCTGCGCAGCTTATCAGGATATTTGCCCGGATATTTCTCCTGCAGATACTCAAGAACCGTTGCCGGCGAGATTTGCGGCCGGGATTCAAGTAAGGGAAGAATGTCGCTCAGCCAGACATCCTCCAGAGGATCCTGGCGGGTCCGCCAGTGTCGCTCCCCGAACGGTTGCCACTGTCCTTTTTCAATACGCCGGCCTGAACGGACCGAGATGCCCGCAGTAGCCGCAGCGGCTTCCTGGGTAAGACCTTTATTACGTTGAGTCATGTAAAAACTGACCTGCCTGATATTCAGCGCCACAACCTCTCCCGGGTGGGGAAAAAACGGGACGCTAAGGTTACAAACAGGCCAGAGTAATTGTCGCGAATCGGACGGGGTAATTGTCGCCTAATACCGGCATGGGTAATGGAAGCACCATCGAAGTCAGCAGAGAAACTGGACAGGCTGTTCTCGATATCCGGTCAGGAGTAATCAGTGACCAAACGAAATTACGCTTCCTGCAGAATTACGTCAGTACACAGTGTCATTAATAACTATCAACGTGACGTTGATAAAAACGCGGCTTTATATTCATAAAGCTAATCTTGTATGAGTAATACGGAGAATATGTAAATGAATTTAAATGATTCAGCCTGGATGAGTAATAATATTTCTGATATTGGGAATAAAACACTCAGAGAAATCTGTATGCTAGGAACACATGATGCTGGCATGGGAGTTTTTACCTCAGGAACACCTTTTGCTTCCCCCTGCAATACAGTGACTCAAAAAAAACAGATATCAGGCCAGTTACAACTTGGTTCAAGGTATTTTGATATCCGCCCGGTTGTCAGTGGTGGAAATTTTTTTACCGGTCACTACACAGAAATTGATGCAGGTTTGATTAAAAGCTGGCAGGGCGCAAATGGACAATCCATTGAGTCAGTTATTAACGACATAAATGAGTATACGAAGGAAAATGCAGAACTGATTATTTTGCACTTATCTCATGACCTTGACACTGACGTTGGTAATAGCAAATATTCCCCGTTTACTCAGGAGCAATGGGGCGATTTGCTCAGTTATATGAAAAGTAATATTTCTCATCTGAAATCAGTCACAGGTGATGATATCACAAAACTGACACTCAATGACTATATCGGTGATGGTGAGGCTGCGGTCATTATTGTGGTGGAACCTTCGGGGGAAAATATAAAAAGTGATGAATTCATTGGTGAGGGGGTTTATCCTGCCACCTGTTTTCCTGTGTACAATTCCTACGCAAATACGAATGATCTGGATGTAATGATAAAAGACCAGCTGGATAAGATGCGTAAGGAGAAAACTTCACCAGAAGGCAGTTATTTTCTGCTGTCCTGGACACTGACTCAGTCAGCCAGTCAGATTACTACCTGTGCAACAGGTCTGGGGAAGAGTATCCTTGATCTAGCTGAAAACGCGAATGCTTCCCTGAATGCAAAGTTGCTACCAGCGTGTAATAAGACCTGCTTCCCAAATATTGTATACATTGATGCAATTAATGAGGATACTGATGTTATTGACCTGGTTATGAAAATTAATGACAGTCTGGAAAAAGAAAACAAGGATATGGAAGTTACTCCTCAGGAAATAAAATATCCCACAGCAGATGGTACAGAATTGCCAGCACTGGTCGGTTATGTGAAAGACTCCAAGCCTGGTCGTCTTATTATTTTTTGCCATGGTCATACGGAAAATATGCATGTATTTGACAAATATATTCCGGAGTTCACCGATGTTAATACTATGACGCTGGCTGTTACTTACCGTAATGATGATAAATTTCCTGTACTGGCCGGCGCGGAGGATGTGATTTATGCATCAACAGCTATTCTGAAGCAATACCCCAGCGTTGAAAAAATTTACCTTTACAGTGCTTCTATGGGAGGTGCTATTGCAGGTACGGCGATTGGTGAGAGTAAACATTATACGCTACCTGGCAACAGACGATTTGAATACTGGGTCAGTGCATCCGGTGTGACGAATCTGATTGAGCTTTATGCTGAAGCTGCATTGTTTGTGCCGGGGACGCGAGAGGAAATCGAAGATGATGCAGGTGGCACTCCTATTGAAAAACATCAGGAATATGTTCGGCGATCTCCGGCTCTGCGTGCTGAGGACCTTAAAGCTGCAGGCCTGAAGCATGTCGAAGTTATCCACGCCAAGTACGACGGTATTGTACTTTATAATCAGGCTGAGGAATTAGTTTCAGCGCTGGAAAAAAATAATGTGGATGTTAAATTAACAACACTTAAGTGCTTTAAAGGAGAGGGAGGCGCTGGCGCGACCATATACAGCGATGTTCTTTTACCTGACAATGTAGCCTGCCTCCTTAGTGGTTGTTCAATCAGCAGTGAGAGGGTTGCTGGTCATGTAATTACTGGTGACATTAACAATCCATCATCCAGCGCCGGGAGAGGCGCGCTGAAAAAAATATTATTACCGTAAGAAGTACACTTTTCAGTCTACCCCTGTTAAATGATTTTTTTATCGTGTGGATAAGTAAATCAAATGTAAGTTAATTAACTAATGACCTGGTAAGCATTTCAGCTAATTAAAGTGTGTGCTTAGTGTTTTTTTAAATTAATCCGAAAGGAATAAAGTTATGTCTGATTTTTCATTGAAAAAACCACCCGTTGTGCTTGTTCATGGCCGAAATACTGATTCCGGAGTATGGGGGGAGTTAAAACAATTCCTGATAAATAACGGTTATTCTGAAAATATGTTATTTGGATGGAATTATGACACCACGCAGTCAACCAATGAAGTCCTCTCTGCTAAGTTCAAAGAGTATGTCAAAGGTGTGCTTCAGCAAACCGGCGAAAAAAACGTTGATATTGTAGCCCATTCTCTGGGTTCACTTCCCAGCCGCTGGTATATTAAGTTTGATGGTGGTAAAGATATCGTGCGTAACTGGATTTCGTTGGCTGGACCAAATCACGGAACAGCTCTCGGCTATCTGTGTGCTATATGGGACCAGGGATGTAAAGATATGACTCCAGATTCCTGGGTTATATCACATCTGAATGAGGATACAGAAACACCTGCCCCAACGAAGTACACAACCATCTGGTCTCCGGGAGATGAGCAGATTTCTCCTCCTACAAGCACGAAGCTTTCCGGTGCAGATAATATTGAAGTTTCTTCAATGAAACATAATGACTTACTGAGCTCACAGGAAGTATTCGGGCATATATTATCCACGTTAGACTCTGGCAATTAACTGCCATTTTGACAGTCAGTGGTCAGCTAAAACTGGCCACTGCCTGACGATAATTGCCGGGCTGAAGCAACAACAGGACTGGGGCTGATGAGCAAGCCGGATGAGAAAGCAATCGAGCGTGATTTCTGTGCTGGTGTGCTTTCCCTCCAGGCTTTGGCGGATAAGTACGGAATCACGATAAAAGCCCTGCGCTACATGGCTGGTAAAAAGGGCTGGATAAGGGCAAAAGGGGCAGGGACAAAAGCGGGGCAAAAAAACGGGGCAAAAAAAATTATGCCCCAAAAAAAATCAGCCCCAAAACAATCACAGAACATGGGTGAACGGTCGCCTAAAAGTGAGCAAGTTTCAACCGTTGGGATAATGCACCATGACGATATCGATCTGGCGCTTGATCCTGATGAGTTCGGCTTAACCGAAAAAGAGGCGCTCTTTGCTTGGGGTTGTGTCAGGACCAACAGTAGGATCGGGGGATACCGTTTTGCCGGTTACAGCGACAACAAAAAAACGGCTTACGTTGAAGCGAGTCGTTTGTATAGAAAACCCAATATTGCCCGCGCTATCCGCGAACTAAAAAACCGGATGAGAAAGCGCTACACCGCTGACCTGGATGAAATTGTCGATCAGTTAGTGGCGATCACAAAAGCCGACCCTAACGCGCTGACGCAATATCGCCGTCTTAACTGTCGTTACTGCTGGGGTGAGTACCACCTGTATCAGTGGCGGGATATTCAGGAATTTGACCGTGCGGCTGAAAAAAACATGAAAGATGGAAAGCCCGAGCCAGAGTATGGCGGGCTGGGTTTCATCGAGAATGCTGACCCAAACCCTGATTGTCCAAGGTGCTACGGCGAAGGTATCAGAAGTTTAATGCCGGTAGTGATGTACATGAGCCGGATAATGAATATCAGCCTGGTATCACCAATAAAGATTTTTTCGCCAACCTGAAAGCACAGGCGTGGTGGCTGGTGGCAGATCGGTTCCGCAATACTTTTAATGTCGTGAACGGTAAAGAGAAGCGGGAAAGTTTTACCGACGATCAGCTAATCAGTATCGATAAAGATTGTCCTTTTCTGGACAAGCTGAAATTCGAGCTTTCGACACCCAAACGCGATTTTGACCGCAACGGGCGGGTGAAGGTGGAGAGTAAAGACGATTTAAAAAAACGCGATGTGCCGTCACCCAATATTGCGGATGCGTTCATCATGGCGTTTGCGCCGGTTGACTCTTCTCTTGATGCCTGGATGCGGCTGTAACGGGGACAATAATGGCACGAAAAAACAGAAATCCGGCTGAGCGTGTGGGGCAGATCACCGCTGACAGCTATGATAATTTTATGGCCCGCGTTGGGATGGGCCAGCCTACCGGTGCATTTCTTGTGGGGGAACTGGAGCGTCTGGACCAGACCCTGAATTTACCGCTGGTGGGTTATACCTACTCGCGCGATGTTCAGTTCCGTGAAGATGTTTCAATTGCTGATGATATTTCAAGCTGGACTAACACCAGCTTTGGTGCGGCGGGGAGTGGTGCCAATCCTAACGGCAAAAACTGGATCGGCAAGGATTCCACGGCGATTGCCGGGGTAAACGTCAATATTGATAAAGATGGCAACCCGCTTTCTCTGTGGGGAATGGAGCTTGGCTGGACGGTCATTGAATTACAGGCCGCGCAGCAGGTTGGTCGCCCAATTGACGCGCAGAAATATGATGGTATGCAGCTTAAGTGGAATATGGACGCCGACGAGCAGGTTTATATCGGTGATACCAGCCTCAGCGTTAAAGGGCTACTGAATCTTGACAGGGTGCCAGTGAGTAACGCGGTTAAGCCCTGGGCGCAGTCAACCCCCGACGAGATCCGGGACAGTATTAACACGCTGCTTACCAACGCCTGGAAAGCCTCCGCCTATTCAGTTGTGCCGACTGATTTACTGCTGCCACCTGAGCAGTTTGCCTATTTGTCATCAGTCATTGTGTCCTCTGCCGGTAATCAGTCACTGCTGACCTACCTGAAAACCAACACCATTTCCTATCACCAGAATGGTGTGCCGCTGGATATTCGCGCGGTGAAATGGCTGAAAGGTCGCGGTGTCTCCGGCAAAGATCGCATGGTGGCTTACACCAATGATAAAAAATATGTGCGTTTCCCGCTGGTGCCGTTGCAGAGCATTCCTGTGCAGTATCGTGGCATTTACCAGATTGTGACCTACTACGGCAAGCTGGGTGCCGTCGAGCCTGTGTACCGCGAAACGCTGTCTTATTGTGATGGTATCTGATAACCGGAACGGCCCCGCCTGACTGGCGGGGAACAATATTCTGTTTAGATAACGAGGGATTCATATGTCTTTCACAGACTACGCAACAGTCGTTGCTGATAGCGGTAGCGACCTACAGACTCAGATGGCTCAACGTATCAAAGATGGCTGGCAACCTTTTGGACAACCTCTACTGGTGACTCCTAACCTGAGCCGATCGTTTCAAATAATGCAAGTGGTTGTAAAAGGTACTGGTGGTGGGGATGGTGGTTCTGCAAGTGTCGATACGCTTGAAGGGGCAACGGATACCGGCAAGGCGTTGATGAAAGCGGCGGATTCCGCAGCAGGCAGGACAGCAATTGGGGCGGGTACATCGAATCTTAAAGTCGGTACCGCCGCAACGGATGCCAAAGCAGGTAATTATGCGCCAAAATCTACCGACATAAGCGATGCTACTGATATCGGGAAAAAGATCCTGGTAGCAGCAGATGCTGCTGCCGTGAAAACGCTGCTGGGTATCAGCTAATCATTTTGAAACATATTCAGGAGCAGCTTAAATGACCAAAGAAAAGTTGATTGCGATTACTGTACACACGCCGTTCAGCCTGACGCTTGGCGATGGAACAGTACAGGATTTTCCCCGTGGGCGGCATAACGTACCCGCGCCAGTAGCAGAACACTGGTTTACCCAGGCGCACGCGGAAATAAACGATATTGCCGTGCCGGATAACAGCGACGAATATCAGGCACAAATTGAAGCCCTGAAAAACCAGATTGCAGAACGTGACTCGACCATCCGTGATCTGACTTCACAGGTGGACGAGCAAAAAGCGCAAACTGAAGCGCTGAATCAGCAGATAGCGGAACTGCTTGCCGGAGGTGATGGCGATGGCAAAAAACCAAAACCTTCCAACAGTAAGTGATTTTCGTACCGCTTTCCCGCAGTTTTCCGATACCACCCGATACCCCGATGCTCAAATACAGTTTCGCCTGAACCTGGCTGATGTGCTGCTCAGCGAGAAAGTCACGGGTAATGATCTGTTTCCTTACTTTGTTGAGCTTTTTGTTGCGCACTACATGGTGCTGTGGGCGGCTGACAGCCGAGCGATGGCTACGGGCGGTGCCGGGGGCGCATCGGGTGGTGTGGCTTCATCTAAATCTGTCGATAAAGTCAGCGTCAGCTATGACACTGGAGCCACGTTAAACCCTGACGCTGGCTTCTGGAACTATACCCGTTACGGGACTGAGTTCTGGCAGTTAATTATGATGTTCGGCGCGGGGGGTATCCAGCTATGAAAAGCGGCGTCACGATGAGAGTTGATAAGGCGCAATCTGTTTTAGATGCACTGAAGACTATCGGTAACAGGGATGTACTGATTGGCATTCCTGCTGAAGACTCCGCGCGGGATGATGCGCCTTTCGGCAATGCTGGCATTGGTTATATCAATGAAAACGGCTCTCCTGCGCAAAATATTCCGGCCAGACCACATCTGCAACCCGGTGTTAAATCGGTACAGGATAAAACGCTGCCCATGCTTAAACAGGCAGCGCTTTTTACACTTGATGGCAATATCTCTGGCGCGGACAGACTTCTTAATCAGGCCGGGGCAACAGCAGCGGATGGCGTAAGGCGTTTTATTACCGCCTCTGATTTTGCTCCGCTGGCGGACAGTACGGTAGCTGCCCGCGCACGAAGGGGGAGGAAAGGTGCCAAAGCGGAACTTAAAAGCCGCGCGGCGGGTAACGCACCTGATAATGCCACGGCCCGCCCACTTATCGATACCGGACAGTATCGTCGCTCTATCACGTACATTGTGAGGGATAAAAATGCCAAATCTTGATGTAACAGACGTGCTGTTTGATCCCGACTTCTGTGATACCCGTCTGCTGGTTACGCGGCGGTTTCAACAGACGGATGCAGACGGCATCACGATCAGCGTGGAAGAAAAATCGGGCTTTTCGGGTGTGGTGACGGTTGATCGCTCACTGGAAAACCGCCGAATGCAGGCAGGGCAGGCTATTGGCGGGGCGATACTGGTGGTGACGACTGAACGCCTGAGTAACGGCGAAACGGGACGTGATGCTGATATTGTCACGTATCAGAACCGTGATTACCGGGTGTCCTTTGTCGATCCTTATACCGCGTATGGTGCGGGTTTTGTTCAGGCGCACTGTGAATTGCTGCCATTTGATGGAGGAATACCGGTTGAGCAATAACACAAGCCAGGAGCGTGGCTGGCTGACACCTGTCAGGGAATCACCCGTTTATGGTGAAGAACTGGACAGGCTTCTCAGCCGATGGCTACGCGGTGTTTCCGGCCTTCCTGAGTCTGTGGTTCGTCCCCGCTGGCAACCAAAACAGCCCGCACTATTGCCGCCAGAGACTAACTGGTGCGCTTTCGGTGTGGTGGATATGTCGGTCGATGATAATCCGGCATTTGTTAACCAGACCGAAGATAATACTGAACTCTGGCGGCATGAGACCATTGAATGCCTAGCTTCCTTTTACGGCCCCGCAGGGCAGCAGTATGCGACCCGTTTTCGTGACGGGATCGCCGTTAGTCAGAACAACGCGGAACTGAACACTCAGGGGCTGTCGCTCGCGGGTTACAGCCACATTATCCCTTTTCCCGAACTCATCAACAATCAGTGGGTACGCCGGTACGATTTTACCGTGCGCCTGCGCCGTAAGGTTGTGCGCGAATACAACATTAAATCGCTGGTTGCTGAATCACCGACCGATATACCGGTCTCCTTTTCCGGAGAATAAATTATGTCACAGGGCTTACCTGTATCGAGAGTGGTTAATGTCACTGTCGATATGTCGCCGCGTGCGGCAAGCGCACGGAATTTTGGTGCTCTACTGATAATTGGGGCATCGTCTGTTATTGATCCCCTGGAGCGCCTGCGGGCGTATTCGTCTGTTGAAGAAGTGGCTACCGATTTTGGCACTGACGCGCCGGAATATCAGGCAGCGGCACTTTATTATCAACAATCCCCCCGTCCGGTTGATCTCTTTATCGGGCGCTGGGTCAGTGAAGCCTCTGCGGGAATGCTGCGCGGCGCGATACTGACCTCAGAACAGGCGAAAATCAGTAACTTCACCGGTGTTACCGATGGCGCTATGAAAATCACCGTCAACGGGAAAGCGGTAAATGTTACTGGCGTCGATTTATCGAAAGAGACTAACCTGAACGGTGTTGCACAGCGTATTGCGGAAAAAATCAGCACCGCTACCGTCCTGTGGGATGCGAACAACAGCCGGTTTATGGTGGTGTCATCTACAGCAGGTAAGAACAGCACGGTGGGTTACGCTACCGCGCCGGACAGCGGTACCGATCTGACCGCGTTAACACTGCTGTCACAGGCGGCGGGCGCGTCACCTGTAGCGGGTATGGACGGGGAAACAGCGGTGCAGGCGGTAGCGACACTGGCCGATTTTTCCAGCGCCTGGTATGGTCTTATCGTTGCCGCTGACCTGTCGGCGGATGATGCCACCTCCATTGCTGCCTTTATCGGTGCCAGCAGCACATCGCGTATTTTCGGTTTAACCACGCAGGATACGGCGGCTATCGACGCCACCAGAACGGACGATATTGCCTCGGCGCTGAAAAAAGGCAATTACGGTCGTGTTTTCACACAATACTCCACCTCATCCCCCTGGGCCGCTGCTTCGGCATTTGGTCGCGCTTTTACGGTGAACTTTGGCGGTAACAATACCACTATCACGCTGAAATTTAAGCAGGAGCCGGGCATTACAGCGGAACTGCTGCGAACGTCCCAGGCGGATGCGCTGGCGGCAAAAAACTGTAACGTTTTTGTTCGTTATGACAACGAAACGGCCATTTTGCAGGAAGGCGTGATGACCAATGGCGATTTTTTTGATGAGCGCCACGGCCTCGACTGGCTGCAAAACTATGTTCAGAACAATCTCTATAACCTGCTTTACACCAGTACAACCAAAGTACCGCAAACCGATCCGGGAGGGACGCGGCTGTTGGCCAGCGTAGAGCAGTCGATGGAACAGGCGGTGAATAACGGTCTGATCGCCCCCGGCGTCTGGAATGGCGGTGTGATAGGGCAACTGTCTCCGGGCGATACGCTGACCAAAGGGTATTACGCCTGGATCCAGCCAATGGCAGAACAGGCGCAGGCAGATCGCGAGAAACGCAAAGCGCCGCCGATTCAGGTCGCCTGCAAACTCGCCGGTGCCGTGCATTTTGCTGATGTACTGATCACAGTCGTTCGCTAAGGGGAAAAAATGGCAACTTACAGTTTTATGGATGTGTCGGCCTCAATGACGGGGCCGACCGGTGTAATTGACCTCGGTTATGGTTCGGCAAACTCCGATGAGGGGATCGTGGTCGCCATGACAGAGGCGAAGAACACCATGACTATTGGCGCAGACGGTGAAGGTATGCACAGCCTGCACGCCGGGAAATCGGGCACTGTCACGATTAACCTGCTTAAAACTTCTCCCGTTAACAAAAAGCTGATGATCGCCTACAACGCACAAAGTCAGTCGTCAGCGCTATGGGGCAACAATGTGTTTGTGATCCGCAACCATGCGTCAGGCGATATCGCTACGGCTCGCGGCGGTGCGTTTCAGAAAATACCCGACTGGCAGAATGCCAAAGACGGCAACACGGTGGCCTGGGTGTTTGACTGCATCAAAATCGATGAACTGCTGGGAGAATTTTAAACGATGGAAAAGAAAACCTGTTGTATTGGCGGCGTTGAAGTGGATGCCGATATTGCGCGAACCGTGCTTAATGATGTACTGCCCGCCGTTACAAGAGTAACGGAGGACAGTGTTATGCGGGGATTATCCGCAGAGATTGTCAGGGAACGGGCAAAAATCACCGCCGAAACGGTGATAAACGTTATGTCATCCCTGCTGAAAACTAAAGCTTAGACCAGACCTCAAGAGGATCAGGTAAGCCCTCATCAAGATACTTCTGAAAAGTATTCTCAGTTTCAATCAATTTACGCAGGTATTCAGCTTCATTCAGAACTTTTCCTGAATTTGCCGAAACATACTGGAGATAATTTATCGCCAGTTCTCTTGCGTTAAGTTTTTCAGACATGCGGACCTCCTTAGTCCTTCGGTGTGAGAGCCAGAAGGATAACGCTAAGGCTGTCCGCAACCAATTATACGGAGAAATCACCGTGGATATTGAACTGAACGGTAATACCTACCGCGCCGGAAAACTCAGCGTGTTTGATCAACTGAAAGTGGCAAGAAAACTGTTGCCGGTATTATCCGGCATGGTGGGTGAATTGCAGAAGCTGCGCAGTGGCGAAACCGCCATTGAAACGTTGTTGCCTGCCATTGCTGATGCGGTGGCGGGAATGAGTGACAGCGATTGTGATGCCATCCTCCACCCGTGTCTTTCCGTGGTTTCCCGGCAGAACGGTAATAAATGGATGCCGGTTTTTCGTCAGGGTGAACTGATGTTTGACGATATCGACCTGATTAGCATGTTGAACATCGTTGCTCAGGTTATCGGGGATTCGCTGGGAAATTTTTTTCACGCACCCCAAGACGCCGTGACAGCACCCCCGCAGCAGGTTTAGTCCTCGACAGTCTTCCTGATGGCGAGAACTACCTGATGGATCCGGTGGATGCCGGTTACATCCCCTATACCGCTCTGAAAGATGGCTCGGTCGATCTCGCTGATAACCAGTTACGCAGTCGCCAGAAGAAGTCTGTTGCACTGCCCTCGCGCACTGTGCTTGACGGCATTCAGGGCGCGGTGGCACTGCTTTCCGGCGTGGTGCGTCAGCGTGGCTTTGAGAACGACACCAGCGAGACGGATAAAAATGGCATTCCGTCCCATTCTATCGCCATGATCGTTGATGGTGGTGATGTGAACGCCATTGCCCGTGCGATTGCTTTAAAAAAGACGCCGGGGGCTGGCACTTTTGGCGATACGGCAGCACAGGTGACCGACAGTTACGGGATGCCACGTAAGATCAGCTTTTCCCGTCCGAAAGAAGTGCGCGTATCCGTTGAGATCGACCTGACGGCATTTACCGGGTACACAACGCTCACTGGCGATAAAATCCGTTCTGCTGTCGCGGCGTACATTAATGCGCAACTGATAGGCGACAAGCTGTACCTGACCCGGCTGTATTCCCCCGCCAACCTGCCCGGTGATGAGGAAGGGCAGACCTACGATATTACCGCGATAAAAATCGGTCGCTCTGCGGATGCTGTCAGTGAAGAAAATCTGCTGGTGGCCTTCAACGAGGCGGTTAGCTGTACGGCGGATGATGTTCGACTGGTGGTAACGTCATGAGAGACTATACCGACTACATTACGCCTGCACATCTGACCGCAGATAAATTCTTCAGGCATATCAGTCTTATCACCCGCCCGTTTACCGACATTGCCACGCAGGCAGGGCAACTGAACGCGCTGTTCAGCATTGACCACGGTAACGGGCCGCAGCTTGATGCCGTGGGGGAATGGATCGGCCTGTCACGCTACGTCAAAACGCCGATAACCGGCGTTTATTTTGCGCTCGATACGGAAGGGGTGGGCTTTGACCAGGGAAGCTGGAAAAGGCGCTTTGATGCGGACAGTGGTTTTACCGAACTCGACGATGATACCTACCGGTCTATATTACGGGCAAAAATTCGCGCTAATCACTGGGACGGCACCTGCGAAATGCTGGCCGATATTTACCAGGGCGTTATCCCCGATGAATCCGTAAAAATCTTCTTCACCGACAATCAGAATATGTCGATGGATGTTTATCTGACGGGCGGTGTGGTGCCGGAGGTAATAAAAGCGGTGATTAAGCAGGGCTACCTCAATATCAAGCCGGAAGGGGTGAGGGTAAATAACTACACCGGTTCAGAAGGTGATAACGGTATTTTTGGTCTGGACGTTAACAATGCATTTATTTCCGGCTTCGATACCGGAAGCTGGTCAGTAAAACTCTAAGGAAACAGTGATGGCAAAGAATGATTTTTTACCGTTTGCTACGGCGGATGGCGCTAACGTATTGTCTGCGGATGAGTATCAGAAATTAACCTCGCGCAGCAACGGTTTCAGCGCAGGTGTGGCTCGTTCTCAGGAGCTGAATACCGTCTGGCGACAGGCGTCAGTGATTGCTCATGTGGTGGCGCAGTTTATTGCGGATATCAATAACAGCGATGTGGCCGATAATGGTGATTTGGACGCGCTTAAAACGGGTCTGATAACTGCGCTTTCAAAAAACGTCAGTAACACTGTGCCAGCAGCGTCAACCACGGTCGCCGGTATTACCAAACTAAGCAGCGCAACCAACAGTAATGATGAAACGATGGCCGCAACACCGAAAGCGGTTAAGGCAGCGTATGATCTCGCCAGCAAGGTTAGTGTGGACGCACTTTATCCTGTCGGAATTGTGACGTGGTTTGCTCAGAATAAAGACCCGAATACGCTATTTCCTGGCACAACGTGGAAATATATTGGGGAGAATCGCACGGTTCGTCTGGCCAGCGCCAACGGCAGCGATGTGATGACAACGGGCGGCTCCGATTCTGTAACGTTGGCTGTAGGCAACCTGCCAGCGCACGGCCATACGTTTTCGGCTAATACCAGCACCTTTGATTATGGTACGAAAACGACAAGCACTTTTGATTATGGAACTAAACAAACTGATGTACAGGGCAACCATGCGCACACCTATAATGAGGTGATACCTCGCGGCGCTTCTGGTATGGATATTGGCGGTAATTGGGAAACTACAATCAGAGGAAGCGCTACATCAACATCCGGTGCCCATGCGCATAATGTCGGTATAGGTGCACATAACCACACTGTTTGGATCGGTGCTCACACCCACTCTGTTTCAGGCACAACCGCTAATGTTGGTTCAGGCTCAGCAATTTCGGTCACCAATTCCTTTATAAAACTTATGGGCTGGTATCGTAGTGCATAA